TGCTGCTGATAGAACCCATCTATGCCAAACCTGTACCCAAGAATGATGCAATAGTCAAGCAGATTAAATTGTTGTTGCGTCAAAATCGAGCAGCACTGGATACTTTGTTTAATCCTGCAGAATTGCGGGCCATGAAGATTACTGATTTGGCCAAGTTAGCAATTGATTACATCAACAAGCGTGTGGATCCTAATCATGCTGCGTACACTGGAGATTTTGGTGATCTAGTTCCAGGATTCATGGCTTGGCTACAACAAACACAAACATCACAAAAAGTCAACAATATAGCACAATATCTGCGCAGTCCTACTAGCAACGAGCAAGCACTGGCTGCGTCGTTCCTGTTGTTTGAATTGTTGCACGATTTGAAGTTAGATTTGTTAGGGCAGTTGGATGCACAAGTGCCCGGCAATGAAGGATGGGTGTTTGCCACCCCTGCAGGCTATGGCAAAGCAGTGAATAGATTTGATTTCACTGCCAGAAACAAAGCACGAAACAACCCGCCAACTCGATGATTTTTTGCCAGATTCATAAATAAGTGTAGGGCAGAAACCCACTTTTTAGGAGATATTAAAATGGCAGGATTTACAAAAACAAACGGAACTACCCAACCGGTATTCCACATGGACACTGCGAACGGTAACGTTCAAGGTACATCAAACATCGCAGCAGGCGGTTCAGTTAACTTCCAAGGTCCCAAGCTGGACTTTTTCAGCTTGGTAGCTAATGGTTCTTTGACCACATCTGGCAACGTGAATGGTTACATCAACAACTTGATGCAAGCTATTCAGACCAAAGCCACCGTGGCCATGTATCAAGTTAGCCCAGCATCACCAACGATATTGAACTTGGCACTGTATCCAACAGGTGCTTACGATGCTGCATCATTGCTGGCCACTGCTAATACCAGTGCTACAGTGGCTTCGGGCGGTCAGAACATACAGTTAAGCAGCTCAGCTGGTAACGCTGTGTTTACTTCTAGCCCTAACGTAAACATCTAATCTACTAGGTAGAAAATCAAAGCCTTGGATTAATTTCCAAGGCTTTTTTTTGGCCGTAAATACCGTATGACCATGAGTATACAAATAACCACAGACTTTGATTGCAGACCTACTGGAGTCACCGGGCACTATCGAGAAAATCTACTGCCGTTCACAGATCAGCTGGGGCAATTGGTTACAAATATGACCACCTGGGTACGCAGTCGCAATCAACAACGCAATTGGGAGACTATTATGCAATTGATAAGTCTTTACACACAACCAGTTCGTGTTTCTCAAGTGCGTGTCAAGGATCAACGTTGGCAATTTGAATTTGACACAGATTTTGATGATGTGTTTGCCATCAATGATGATCCTGTGGGTAGACTACTGCAAGCATGTGATGGTGTACCAGTAATCAATTATGTTGAACAACAATTAACTACATTATTACATCCTGGAGTGAACATATGGTTCGACGCAATCAACCATAAATAACTCATGATAGACACTCACACCACTGATGTTGAAAAAAAGAGCCTTGAGGCACATGTAGAGCTTTGTGCCGAACGCTATCGACATTTAGAATTCCAACTGGAAGCAGCCAACTCCAGCATAGGTAGTTTAAAATCCATGGTAGTAGAAGTGCATGAAATGGTGCATGCAATGGCAGCTAAACGCAATGATCAATTGATAAACTGGGGCATAGGACTAATTGGATTCCTTGTGGCCACAGTGGGCTGGATGGTAACTCGCTATGTATTAATATGAAAACTAGTGAGAAACTGGCTGAATTGGCCGCCCAGGAATTACCAAAACTCTTGGATAAAGTAATCATAGAGGATGGAAAAAAGTATCGTGTGTTTGGCAAATATACCATACATCCTGTAGCTGATGGATTTAGAGTGTTCCTCAGAGATGACAACATTGGTATATTTTCAAATACCAAATCTGCATTGGCTTGGTGCATAGCCGACAATCAAAATCGTCTCAATCTGGCTAGACAAATACATGAACTTGATCAATCCGTGGTAAGGATGCGTAATGACATATACATCCGCCGTGGTATTGCTGATCGTGCATCTGGGCAAACTTGGGAAAATTTAATTAACAAAACAAATGCTAGGCAAGAGCAGAACTTGATCCTAGAAAAAGAACTAGCGAAATGTATAAATTTGGCTAAATACTGGCAACTACGAGGAAACTCAGATGAAACTAAACGAACTGGCCGTAACACGCCCTACCCGACAAATCGCTAAAGTATTCGAAAGTCATTTTGACCAACGTGTACAATTTGATTCGCTGAATCGCAAACAACTGCACAACATGTATCGTCAAGTGCGCGGCATGCTGGGCGAAGTGCGCAGCGGCCCTGCCCGCCACACTAGCGAAAAAAATCCTGCATATCTCAAGCTGATGATGATGGAACAAGCACTTGCTGAAAAGATCTATGAAGATGAAACTGCTGCTCCTGGTGGAACAGCACCTACTGCTGGTATGAATCCACAACAAGCTGCTGCTATGGCTGCTAAACAAAAAGTAGATGACAAAGCACGAGCAACAAAAGAACTTGAAGATCTCAAAAAACAAGTGACTGATAAGCAGAACGAACTCAACAGTCTCAATACCAGCGCCACAGTGCAAGAATGGCGTCGTCGTGCTCAAGCCGGTGGTTACTATCTCAGCGAAGGCGAAGTACAACAAGCCCAAGTAGTATTGGCCGCACAAGACATGGTTGACAAAATGCAAGACATGATTGAAGACAGCACCGAGATGCAATTCAAAGAATTGCCAGCACTGGTTGATTCAATCAAGAATCAAATTGGTCCAGACCAAGCAGCTCAATTCAACAATGATGCACAAGCAGCACTCAGTGGCCTGGTACAGAACTTGCAAGGCAGCAAACAACAGCTAGAGCAGGCTCTTGGTGTAGTTACCGGACAAGCACCTACTCCTGGTGCTGATATGGGTATGACTCCCCCGGGCGGCGATCAAGGGTTAGCTGGACCTCCTCCGGGTGCCGAACTTCCTCCTGAAGAACCAGCAATTGGTGGTCCAGCAGCAGCACTGGGCCGTGAGCGTAGATAATGAGAATCAATGAAGTAGAAGCAGACGCTACCGCAGACAAACTCATGGCCTTGGCCAAGTTTGCTGTGGGCAGAGCACAGGATACTTCTGCCAAAATGCAAATGCCAGTACAGGCATTTATCAATCGAGCACAAAGTATGGGTATAGACATTACTCCAGACACTTTGCAAACTCTAGTTGGGCAACCACCACTTAGTGGCCTGATTGAGCCTATGAATCCCAATGCTACAGAATTAACATTCAAAGGTGGCGACAAGCCCGGACCAGTCACTATGCCAGTCAATCAAGCCCAGGACATTGTGGCAGCAGCAGCACAATCTGCGCTGAAAAAAGACCGCGGTATCTAATCCATTGCAATTGACATGCTGGAGTAAATACCTTACAATATAGTAAGGAACATATTATGGCATATTCAAATCAAGTAATCGATCATTATGAAAACCCCCGCAATGTAGGGTCGTTTGCCAAGGACGACACAGACATTGGAACAGGTATGGTAGGAGCACCTGCCTGCGGAGATGTGATGAAACTACAAATCAAAGTACAAGATGGAATCATCACCGACGCAAGATTCAAAACATATGGATGCGGCAGTGCTATTGCTTCAAGTAGTTTGGTAACTGAATGGGTCAAGGGCAAAACTCTAGATCAAGCAGCAGCTCTCAAGAATTCAGAAATTGCCGAACATCTGGCATTGCCTCCTGTGAAGATACATTGTAGCATATTGGCCGAAGATGCCATAAAGGCAGCGGTAATCGATTACAAAAGCAAGCATTAAATGATTCCAAATAGTACAACATTTGACTATATTTCTGAGTTTGATAAATGGTCAATGGATAACCAACATCTATGTGTAATACCATATTCTAATTTGGGTGTTTATTTTGGTGCAACAAAACGAGATCCTTGTTGTTGGTATAGGTCAGATCAAAGTGATAATCCTATTGCCGAGGTAAAGAAAAATATTGAATCAGGACAGATTGATAAAAATTGTCAGTTATGTCATACACAAGAAGCTAACAATCAATTTAGCGGTCGACAACGGGGGTTGGCTCAATTGAATCCGCACGAGTTGCCTAAATTTTTAGCAACTAAAAAAATTGATACTTTTTTTATGTTTGTTACATTTAGCAATAAATGTAACATGGCATGTAGGATATGCAATAGTGATACCAGCAGTCTATATGATTCTATATGGAACAACAATAAAAATGAACCCAAATCCATCAGCGATGACCCAACGTATTTTGAAATGGTAAAATCTGACATAAGAAAAACCATTGATCAGTATACATTTTTCAAACTAATCATCATGGGTGGTGAAGGAACTGTTCAATCGGACCTGTACATGCTGACCAACTGGTTACAAGAAGAAAATCTCAGTAGCAAGATTGATTTGCAAATAGGCACCAATGGATCTGTTTTTCTTGAAGAGACTTTCAGCAGTTGGTGCAATAATTTTAAAAGTTTAACGTTTGCCATAAGTGTTGATTCAACTGATGAAGATAATTTTGTATATGTGAGATATCCAGTAAAATTTGAAAAAATACATAATAATTTACAAAAATTTAAATTGTTAACAGAAACACATTCAAATGTTGATTTTGATATCCGCCCAACTTTTTACATTAATAACATAGCATATCTTAAAGAATTTTTAGATTATTTTGAAAAGTTTACGATATTAGATCGTAACATTAGGATATTTGACAATACGTTGTCACGATGTGATCATTTATCATTGTTGGCATTACCATTGTATTTGCGTAAAAAATTAAGTGAACAGATTCAAGAGATATTGTCACATGAATATGCCTTATTCATTCAAAATCCGATATTTAAAAAAAGCATACATTCATTCTTAGTCCAATTAACTAGCAATGATTTTTCTGAGACCAATTGGGCCACTTATATGTCAACCACTGCAAGATGGGACAAACTAACCAACACCAATCTCAGTGTCAACAATAAAAAATTCTGGGACCTGCTGTGTGAAGAAGATAAAAACTCTTATTATCGGCATATCAAATGATAAAACTAACTGAAACTGCTGCTCGAAAAATAACTCAAACTATTCAACGTCGTGGGCATGGCATTGGTATTCGTGTAGGAGTCAAAACAACCGGTTGCTCTGGGCTTGCTTATGTGTTAGAATACGTAGATGCTGAACAACCGGAAGATATTTGTATCGACTGCAATAACTGTAAATTATTTGTTGATCCCAAAAGCTGTGCATATCTACAAGGATTAGAAGTGGATTACGCAAGACAAGGACTCAACGAAGGATTTCAATTCAACAATCCCAATGAACGTGACCGCTGCGGTTGCGGAGAAAGTTTTAGAGTTTAATTTGTACAACCCAAAATTTAATTACCAACCCATTCCTCGAATCACTATAGAAGGCAAACGATTCTATTCCACACCGGACGGCAACAACTTACCATCTGTAACCACCATACTTGATAAAACCAAAAGTGAAGAAAGCAAAGCAGCACTGCATAATTGGCGACGTGCAGTGGGAGCGGAAAAAGCACAACAAATAACCACCGAAGCTGCCAATCGCGGCACACGTATGCACACTTATCTTGAAGATTATGTGAAAAAAGGCTCAATCAAAGAACGTGGCACAAATCCGTTTAGCTGGAGCAGTCACGAAATGGCCAAGACTGTGATACGTGATGGATTGAAGCATGTGAACGAGTTCTGGGGCATAGAGGTTCCGCTATACTTTCCCAAGATCTATGCAGGCACAACTGATGGTGCTGGATTACACCTAAATGAGGAAGCCATCCTGGATTACAAACAATCCAACAAGCCTAAAAAGCGTGAGTGGATTGATGATTACTTTGTTCAACTGTGTGCTTATGCAGAAGCACATAACGAATTGCACGGTACAAAAATACGCAAAGGTGTAATTCTAATGTGTGTCAAACCCGATCTTGACGCTGATCATAATATTATCACCCCACCACAATATCAAGAATTTATACTTGAAGGTACAGAATATGATCATTATTGTGATCTGTGGTGGCGCAAAGTAGAAGAATACTACACCAAGTACATTTAGTTGCCTGATGGATTCTGCATAAATACAGCACAGGATTAGGATTCATATGGCAATTGTACAAGTTAGTCGCATCACAAATCGCAAAGGTCTGGCAGAAAACCTACCGCAATTGGCTGGCGCCGAATTAGGCTGGGCAATTGATGAACGCCGATTATACATTGGCAATGGTACCTTGCAAGATGGTGCCCCGGTAATAGGCAATACAGAAATTCTCACTGAATTTTCTACCATCACCCTGCAACAAGGTACCTATGTACGTGAAAACGGGGTACAACGCACATTATTGGATAACACAGCTAGCCAGGTCATTTCAACTTTTGATGCTGCTGTGATCAGAGCAGTGCAGATCAACTATACCATAACCAGAGGAGTCAACACCAGAACTGGTTTATATACCATTGTTGCAGGAACAGATTCTTCAGGCACTGGGTTGACCGGAAATGATACTGGTTATCAAAACGCATCAACTGGTGTAACATTTAGTCAGACTGAAACATCAAACATTGTGAGTTGGCTAGCGTCAACCACTAGCACCGGCACAAATGCCACTATAAGTTATTCAATAACAAGACTTGATTGATGTGGTGTTCAACCTTTGAACAACGCCTTGCGGCGTGGAACTCATTGCGTGATCGTGTTCGCAATCAGCCCAAACCGAATGCCTTGGCAGAGATCAACGCCTGGTGGCAACAAACTCCTTGGCGTGCTTATCATTTACACTGGGATGATCGATCTGATTGGCCAGATCCATGGCAACTGCTGAGCGACAACATCTATTGTGATCTTGCTCGCGGGCTGGGAATCCTGTATACTGTCACTGTGTTAGATCGTGATGATCTTCAGGATGCTGTGCTGGTAGACTCAGATCAGGGCAATTTAGTCCTGGTAGAGGATGGAAAATATATATTGAATTGGGATCAGTCTATAGGGTTAAATATCAACCTACAGCACAACAAACATCAAATCGCACAGCGCGATGTAAAACAACAACTATATTGAGTATATGACGACACAAATCACAGTTATTAAACGTAACGGAAGAAAAGAACAATTAAGCCTAGAAAAGTGGCAAACCCAAATTGCCAAAGTATGTTCAGGCATAGCAGATGTAAGCCAAAGCATGGTGGAGATCAAAGCCCAGATG